AGTCGCTTGTGAAACAATCTCTCCCAACCAACCATCTAACGAAAGGAAACACATGACAACAACACGCAGAATGTCAGCATCAATTGCTGGCTCAGAGGTAACCGCTACATCTGCACATGATGCAGCACAACAGGCTGGTCTTGACTGGCACGTATCACTGGCTGACCTTGAGGCTATCGCTGTGAATGACAAAGGCGTTAGCCGATTGGCTGTGCCATCTACATTCGCCACTATCCGCACCGACAAGGACGGCGGACAATCTGTGCTTGGCACAGTAGGTGGACGATACAAGGTGTTCCAGAATGGTGAGATGTTCTCAGCACTGGATGCACTAGTTGATTCAGGCGAAGCACGATATGCAAATGCAGGTGAGCTGCGAGATGGTGCTCAAGTCTGGATGCTCTTGGAATTACCAAGAGAAGTCAAGATTGCTAGCGACCCACATGCTGCATACCTACTAGCACGAACCTCACATGATGGTTCATGCTCGCTAGGTGTAACGCCGTTAGTCAATCGGTTGTTCTGCTCGAATCAAATCAGTGGAATCTTCCGCAAGAACTGCAAGTATTCCTTGCACCACACTACCAATGCAACACTCAAGGTAGATGAGATGCGTAAGATGCTAGATGTAATCTATACAGGTATCGAAACCTACGAACTTGTTGCCGACAAGTTGCTCAACGTATCGGTATCAGACAACGAAGTTGAACGTGTGTTCAACAAGATGTGGACACTACCGTCCATCATCGAGAAGACACCGTATAACAAACTCAGCACTGGTGAACGACGCACATTCAATCGTGTAACCGATGCTCGCTCAACTGCAATGAATATCTACCAATCAAGCAGCACTCAAGATAACATCCGAGGCACTGCGTTCGGTGCGTTCCAAGCAATCGTCGAGTATCTAGACTGGAACTCACACAAGTCAGAGGCTACTCGTGCAGAACGTGTAATCGCTGGCAAGTATGACACCCTCAAGAGCAAAGCTCTTGACCTAGTAACACAGGAGGTAGCATGACAAACCCACTGCAGAAATATGTAGACCAGTTCGACCAACCGTATAAGCAACCGCCACTCACCCCAAGGGTGGCGCAATACATACTCAAAGCGCTGGACTACCTGCACATCTACTCACAAAAAAACGATGAGCCTGCTCTTATAGAGCAGCCATTGCATAACGATACGGAAGCACAGATGGTTGACATCATTGCTTACGGAACGGAGGAGAATGATGGGCAAACTAAAGAGTAAGAACACGCTGGAAGTCAAAGCCCCCCGACTGAAGATTGTTCCAGTCGGGGGCTGGACTTGGTATTGTGGGTATCACGATTCGTATGGATTGGGAGATGACGAGGACGAAGTCCTCTTCATGTCTGGTGCTCACATGCACTACCATCAGATAGATGGTGACGTATGCGAAATGTATTACAAAGAACACAAGGAAAGGAAGGAAGCATGATTATACAAGCAAGCGTGACTCTCGTATGTGAATACTGCAACGCAGAGATTGAAAGACACACTAACTTGGAAGCACGTGAAGCGTTAGCCGAACATCAGAACTACGTCCAATGTATTAAGGGATACTGATGTCACGTCCACGTCCAACTGAAATCAAGTTAGTTGCTAACTTGCTTGACCCTGACAACACTAACTCCGAAAGTGCTTCGGAACTAGCGGTAGAAATTATCGAAGCTCTTGATGTATCAAGAGATAAGCGTGATTCCTACATACTCGTAGCACAACTAGCACGTTGGGCTCCAGTTCAGGCGTGGGGTGAGTTCAGCACAAAACTACAGGTCGAGAAGTTCATGAAGAACTTATCGGCAGTAGATGCAGAAGGTGGGCGAGCAGTCATTGTTCATCTGGAACAGCCAGATAAATTACTCGAACGGATTGGAGCAAAGTAATGTGGACAATTGTTTACATCGCTATCACTGCGTATGTTGCATACAGATATGGCAAACGCAAGGGTGAGCAAGAGATGTATCAGTTATGTAAGAACGCCGACCAAGTTCAGCGTGAGTTCTTCTCACGCATCAGCTTGAACTAGTGTCATCTAAAGGGGCGGGGGCTTGTGCCTCCGCCTCTTTTTCATTACGCGCCTGAGCGTCCAGGGAATTCAACATCGTAGCCCAATATAATTTATAGAACTCAGCATCAAATGCAAAACGTTTCATGTGTTTAACCAATGCACCAGTGTGAACATACAATGGAATGCCAGCCTCTTTCATCTTCATAAAGAACTGGATATCCTCACCGATGAATGTATCTTTCTCTAGATTGGATTCCTCCATCGACTCCATGAAGAACGAACCGTTGCCATGGAACTCACGCATCTTGTCAGCCACTGACCTATGCATCAACAGGAATCCAAACCCAGCATAGTCTGCCTCAATCAAACGATTGAATGGCAGAGGATGAATGTAAGACATTAAATGTTTATCGGTTTCATGTGCGATGAATGCTGCTGGATACGGCTGCATGATTGATTGTTCCATGTGCTTGGAGATGAAGTAAGTTCCGCTAACGACAGGTCGTTCCTTGGCATCAGCTGCATTCCATACAGCTTGCAAAGCTTCATTGGTTAGCACGATGTCGCTATCAACCCAAAGCAACCAGTCAAAGTTAGTCTTCGTATGCCAGACATCAAAGGCTGTCTGCCTTTGTCTACCTATCTGATTACCTTGCACACGTTGTGCGCTTACGATTGGTAGCCCAGCTGTTAACAGCGTGTAGACCACACCCTCCATGAACTTGCCATCGACTGTTCCATTGTCACACCAGCAAATCATTATCTGATTGTTTTGTGGGTTGTTAACAGCTCGCTTGCTTGGATTGCCTGACTTACCCAATGTTACTACCTCCTGCCCATCCTCCACCTTTAAAGTGGATAGGTGCTGCTACGAACAGCTTAGTTAATGTGATGTTGCAATCATTGCATTTAGGAAACTCTTCCCCATCTTTGATGTTATGTTCCGTGACTTCGTCACATGTAATACATTTAAAATCCCATGCTGCCATTAGTATGGTGTTGCCCCTCCGAGATACTCAGTGATATCCCTTAGCCCCTTGTTAATAATCTGTTCCACTCTTTGTGGAGAGATGTCCCACTCCTTTGCCACTTCAGCAAGTGATTCATCTTTGCAATACTTAGAGTTAAGTATTTGATACGTCCGTAAATCTAACTTCCTCATAGCTCTATCTACGTCAGCCAACATAGCTAACAAATTGTTACCTTCGCTTGCTTGCTTCTTAGCTTTAACACCATGGAACTCTGGGTCTAACACTTGGTTAGATAGGTGTGCATCGTCAGAGCCAAGCACCTTGATAAGAGTTTCAATCATAGCCAGGCGGTAGAAGTATTCATCGCCCAGTTCATATCCAAGCGCACGAGCCTTCTCCTTGCGAGCGTATCGCTCGCCTGCCCTACGAATGAATGTAGAGAATGCTTTGTATCCCTGCTTCTTTTCGATAGCATCTTCACGTATTAGATACTCGGATACTTTATCCTTACGCTTCCATGCATACTCATTCATTGCTTGCTTGACATCTTCAAGCTCAACAAACCTGTGGTATCTCTTTGAGATACCCCAAGCTATCGTGCTTGTTATCTCATTAATCACAGACCAAATCTCATGGTCTTTATTTAAATCAGTCACGCGCTTTCACCAGATATTCCACAGACTTAAGCATCAAACTGATGTCATCACCAAGTAAACCAAGAGCACGATTGTGATTAGAACATAACAAGCCACGCACCTTGCCAGTTGTATGGTCGTGGTCGATATCAAGAGCTCGCTTACCCTCTGGCTTCTTGCCACAGATGTAGCATCCACCGTCTTGGTCTTCAAGCATTTGTTCGTAATCTTCCACAGTAATTCCATACATACGGATGCGGGAGATACGCTGCTCTTCGTAGGTTTTATTTCTGTTTCTCGGCATACTTAGCCCACACCCCACGCTGAACCATTAATGCAATGATGGCATAGTTAGCCATGTCAACAAATGAATCTTCTAAAGATTCATTGTTCGGCTCTATCTTTCTGTATATCAGATTCTTCAAGCGTTCCAGCTTGTCTGACATACGCACCATCAGCCCATTGGTTGCGCCACCTGGTGCATGCCAGATGTTGTATGGACCATAGTCAATTTGTTTCTTAACCAGAATGGCTAAGAGTTCGTCGTATATTTTTTGAGCATCCTCTTCGAATTGCAGGATGGTTGTATCTTCAGACAACGGAGCCCCTTCTATTTATCTAGTGCATTAATCAACTTGGTTAACGCTTGAGCTCCTTGGTCTACAATTATACTATTGATATCAGAATCAGGCGGTAGCGACACGCGGACAGCTTGAGGAATTGAATCCTGTAATCGTCGGGCTAAGTCCTGCCCTGGGTTAGAGCCATCCTCTTTAACATCATTGTCTGTGGCAATGATGACCCTGCCTATGCCATCGAAACAACGTGTGAAATGAGGCTTCCAAGCGTTAACGCCAGCAACAGCGACAGCAGGGTGACCAGCAAGAGTTGCAGATATCGCATCAATTTCTCCTTCTACTATAAGAACTTCACGAACCGCATGGAGAATGGCACTCACGTTATATAGATGATGCTTCTGTCCAGTTGGAATCATATACTTGGGGTCGCCATCATCGATACGACGGAACTTAAACCCAACGACACCAGCCTCGGTTATGTATGGAATAGACAGATGACGGCGCAATCTATCTTCATGTCCAGGAGCAGGCTCTTCAACATAACCTAATAAAAATTGTTGGGCTCCATCTAGAATGCCACGCTTCTCAAGGTATGCCTCAGCTGGTGAGCCAGCAAGGTTTGCATGGTATGTGTTAGCTGCCTTAGTCCAAAGGTCAATTAGTTTCTGATTAGGCTTCATCGCTTCTCCTGTCTGTGAACTATAAAAGGAGCAGCAGTATATACATCATTCTTTGCTGCTAGTTGCATGGCTTGCTTCCATGTTGCACCTGCTGCTATTGCACCAAGCGCCCACTGACAACCAGAACCTATGCCATACAGCCCATCATCACGTAGGTATACAGAATAGGAATCATCTATTTGATAGATGGTTCCGTTAACAGCTAACAGTAATTCAAACCCTGCATCAGCATCATCTTTGTCTGGCAAATAGCCAGACTCTTTAATGCACTCTCTGATACTAGGTGCAACTGTTGTAATCATAAAATGGTATTCATCTTTAGTGTTGGATGGAATTACTGGTGGCTTCCACACATGTTGGATAACGTCACAAGGTTGGACATCACCTGCTCCAGCAATCAACCACTTGCCACGTTTATTAATCTTAGTAACTGTCGGATGGGAATATGGTCTGTTCCCTGCAGTTGTTCGTGAGTCAGCAACTATCATGCATCCATTGTCTTGTTGCATGCCAATGATTGTTGTCATCGCATTGACCTTAATCTAGGTGGAGTCCAACGACTATTAGACTTACGTCCTCTTGTCGGAGCTGGGCTCTTCGACTCCTTGCCTATGTTTTTCTCTGCCCATTTACGAGCGTCTGGGTATGTTAAGTTTTCACGAGCCATGACAATCTGTATACCAGCACCACGACCGTTGCATGCATAACATACCCAAACACCCTTGTCTGAATTAACCGAAGCAGACTTATGTGAGTCGTCATGAACAGGACAGAATATGGATTTATCTCCACCTAACGGTAGGTCTAATCCATAATGACGAAAGACTGCTTCAAGGAATTCAGACTGATTCACTGCTTAATACCAATTCCTTTCCCGATGGAAGCTGAGCGCCTCGCACCAAGTGTCGTAACGATGAAGCACATACTTGTGTGCTTCCTGCGTTTGTTTGAGTAATGACCACTCTGGTCTGCCCCATAGTAATTGCCATACTCCACGAGCTCCACTCGATTTGTTCAGTGAGTCCTCGTTGTATCGGCTCTCCTTGTATGCAATCTGAACTGCACACTGAGCCTCGCGTTTGTTGTTTGTGAACTGCATTATCGCAAACTCCACTCGGTCCCTCTTGTCCTCGATTACGGACAATCGTTTCTCGACTGTAAGTTGTGGTGATAACGCATGAGCTGGTGCTGCTATTGGCAGCGTTATTCCAACCAGTGTCACTAGCATTAACCGCATAGTTACCTCTTTTCATTTTGTGAAACTCTGTCACTGCTTCACTGATGTCCATTGTAACCTGCCTGTTTTAGCAGATTAATCCAGAGGTCGGCTGACATAATTGCATACGCCTCTGAAACATTAGAACTGCCACGTCTTTTAACTAACACCACGCCAGTTTCGGCATCGGCATGAGTTATCTCATCCTCAAGTTCCCGAAGGTATTGAGGAATTCTTATTGCCTTTTCATTCTTACATTCAATAACTACGCCATCGATTCCATCGATGTCACCAACATCATCGTGTCTACCTGCACCATATGCACGTTCTGCACAGGGATATCCGTTGGCACGTAGCCATTTGACTGTATCAAGTTCCCACTTGGAACCTTTGCGTTTTTGTGGTGTAGTCATTAGAACTCAAGGTTAAACCAAAACGGTCCAAGGTCAATGTTTATACCCCATCTATCTACGCTAATACCAATAGCAACCCTTCTCCAGTTGTAACCAACGTGAAACCAAGTTGTCTTAGCCAATCTAATTTCTAGTGAACCAATGCGCTTCATACATAATCCTTTACATAGACCTCTTGAATAATTATATTTCTTTGCCGTCTAATTTTCCTACGCTCCATTGGTGTGGTTCCTCCCCACATCCCATGAGCTTCATGCTTTACAGCCCATTCCAAACATTCATTCTTAACCTCGCAGTTGCCACATACTTTACGAGAGAACTTGTATATATCCGTGCCACTTCCTTCCTCTTCAGGATAGAAAAACTCAACACCGATTTCTCTACACAACCCCCTGGTTAGGTCTGGAAACTTCATTATGATTACCCTCTCTCAACAACTTGGTTGTTGCCAATAAGTTTTCAATTGTTATTAAGTAACCCTTGCTTTTATTCGGGGGAATATCACAAGTTATTTCGTGACCAAAATTCTTTACTGCGTATCTTAGGCTATCAGTAGGAAGCATGATAATCATGTCCTCTAATACGAACGCCCAGTAATCAGCTTGAGTTACTGATAAACCAGATGGTTCCCAAGATTCAGATTTAAGATACCAGCATTCAACTTCAATGTAAACATTTCCAGTCTTATGCCATTTGCGGTCACGCTTTACTTCAACAGTTCTACCTTTGGTTAAGAGTTGTTCAACCAGTTGTTCTCCATCACGACCATAAGAGAAATCCAAATCAAAACTAGACTTTGTTATTTCCATTGGCTCATCGTCCTTGCTCTAAACAATTCAGACGATGAGTTATACAACGTCATCTTGCTAGCCTCGGCTGCAAGTGTCACATATTCTTCAGCGTTAGGGTCAGCCTTACCATGGCGGTTCTTCACAACAGCAACACGATAAACATTGGAAGCGCTATCCAGCGCCACAGATAAAACTAATTCTGGGAGTGCAGCAACCTTACCCATCAAAGCTTTACGTGGCGCTGGATAGTTTGGCTTCGACATCTTCTCATTCTCGGAAACATGGTGAAGAACAATAAATGCCGTTTCATATTCACGTGCCATATAATGGAATGCAGACATTGCATCACGCAATGCTGTCCATTCATTGTCGCTGGCTGCAGCGACGTTCATTAAGTTATCAACGTAGACCGCTACTGGTGCAGAACCGTGCAGTTCAATCCATGCTTCAACCTCTTCCTCAATATCCTGTAATGAGGGAGCTGGGTCAAAAGCAAATCGAACATGTCCTGCACCTTCAGCCAATGCATCTTCAAGAAGAACACTGGCTTCGGTATCCATGATTCTCTCAACATCGGATACTTCTCTGTCCATAATGATTGCACCTGCACGAGTTGCGATTGTTCGGGAGTCAGAGTCTGCTGAGATATATAAGGCTGGAACCTTAGAAGCGATTGCATACCACAATGCAAGTAACGTCTTACCGCCACCTGGCTGCCCTGCAATTAAATGCAGTTGTGCCTGACGGAATGAAACTTGGCTAGCGGTAAGTGCGGGAAGCACCTCTGGTAATTGCTTACCAGCAGGTGATTCCACACCGACTACTTGCAATAGGGAACGCATGTTATCCCTTAGCCCAAATGGTTTCTGCTTCTACAGCACCTGGCTTAAAAGCTTTAGGTCCCTTGGCTGGGTCAAACCAACCAACGTATGCCTTGCCTGCCTTTGATACGCCCTTCTTCTTAGCGTATTTGCCACGTCCATCTGGTAGGTCTGGAGCATCTGGATGTCCATATGTCCATTCGTTGCCATACTTATCTTTGACAACTTCAATTGATTGAGGTGTTGTGCCAGCAACTACAGGTTGTGGGTTTAACCCAGCATCCTGCAACATCTGGATTGCTTGCTCAGCGTTAGGTGTGTAGGCATTACCAGTTACTTGAACTGGTCGACCCGATAGAGATGCTTGCAATTGTGCAGCATCATTAACGGCTTCAAGTGCTGCCGTTAGATTGGCTCTGAATTCAGCAGCACTATTACCTCGGACGGTAAATAGTTCGCTGCCATGCAGTTTGCCAGTGAACGAGAACATAGATTCAGTCATCTAGTTCTTCTCCTTTTCTTTCCCCTTTGTAGGTATTTGTAGTGGGAAATCTTTACTGCCCATTGCTGGACACTTCTCTTGGAATGAACACATCTTACAGTTTTCTCCGACCGATGGTGGGAACCAACCGTTAGATACTGAATCATTCATTGCACTAAATACATAATCAAAATAATCCACGCTTAAATGTGATAAGTCAAAGAGGTCATCGAGTTGACCTTGGCGTGTCATAAAGAAAGCGCCCCACTTAGGGCGAATGCCATACATTTTTTCAATACCGCTGGCATACAAGCCAGCTTGAATCATACCAAACGGTGTCCTAGCACCAGTCTTGAAATCTACAATTACCAAATCTTCCCCCACTTGGTAAACGATATCAATGACAAAGCGGACAGGTGTGCCTCCGAAATGCACACTTGCATCCCACTCGATGCCAGGACGACCGTCAGGCATGGTTGCGATTTTCCAACCAGACTGAGCATACCATTTCTGGTAACCCTCAACCTGCTTAAGTCCATCGCTCTGCCAGAACGCTAGGTCTTCCCCATCAGGACGAGCAGCTGTCTTGCGACCTGCCGTCTTCCATTCAGTGCTAGGAATCCCTGACTGTTCTTCAGTAATCTTAACAGATTCGTTAAATACATCAAGCCATTTTTCAGTTAAATTCATCGCCATCATTCTCTCTTGGTATGTAGTCTGGGTTGTCAATAGGTGTAGGTGTAGTCATCGGCGACCCACATGTGGCACAGAATGAATCAGTGAACCACATAACCAGTTCATAGTCTTGGAAGATGGCACGGACAATTTGGATATTAGAACCACAGTTAATACACTCATTGCTGGGTATTCCCCGCTGGTCAATTAGATTCTTGTTGGGTTCTGTAGAGCTCATGGTTTAGCCATTCCAGCATGGAATGGACTGCGGAACCAGCAGCAAGATACACTGCGGGCTTCTCTGGAACCATAGCCACTTTGCTGAGGTAGTATTTTTGTGGACAGGACTGCCAGGTAGACAGCTGGCTATACGAACGGTGTGGGGGTAGTTTACTCATGTCCATAGTTTATCTCTCCAATCTGGATATATCGTGCAAGACACGCCAAGATATTTTTAACCAAGGGTGTGGTAGGGTTGAGGGGTGGTGGGCGGGAAAGGCTCGCCAGAGGGCGAGCCGATGAAAGATATAGATATATTCATAAAAAAGATAGAAGATGCGAAGACGCATCTTTCTAAGGAACATAAGGATTATGAATGGATGGAAGGGTTTAACTCTGGGTTAGACTGGGCTATCCGAATCCTCAACAAAGATAAGAGCGCATACTAATGACATACCCAAATTGGTTTGAACAATCACATGCAAGACAAAACTTTGAGCTATATGCACCAAGAGAAGGTGAGCTAATCTGCTTACAGGTTGGTGTCTATACAGGAGATGCAACCAACTGGATAGCAAACAATATGCTGAGCCATCCACAATCAATACTCTGGGATGTGGACACATGGAAAGGTTCGGAAGAACCTGTCCATAAAAACATGAACTTCAGTGAAGTGTATGAAGAATACGAAAAAAAGAATAGCGAATTTATTGGAACCAAAGTAGTTCAATACATAGGAACTAGTGATTCATTCTTTGCTGGTCAACCATGGGATAAACCTATGTTTGATTTTATCTATGTCGACGGTGACCATACTGCACTTCAAGTTATGAAGGATGCAATCAATTCATATAACAGCTTGAAGATTGGCGGGGTTATTGCGTTTGATGATTACACATGGAGTCTTAACCAAGGTGAGTTCTATGACCCGAAGCCAGCGATTGATTGGTTTAAAAATATTCTTAGCGACAGGCTAGAAACAATTGTCCTTAATGGACAGGCTTGGTTTAAGAAAATAAAATAAAAAAAGAGGGGGAACCATTTCTGATTCCCCCTCTCTTTCTGCTCCCTACCATTCAGGCGGAGCTACTGCGAGCGCATCCAGCGTGGCTAAGTTGATGCACCCGACTGCTGGAATGGAAAGCGTATGCTGCAACCCTTTAAGCACTTCGGCTAGGGGAGCATCTAGCACATCATCTCCAGCTATGTTTAGCGCCACCCTTACCTTATTGACCAAGGGGTGACGCTCACCTGGTGATACCAGGGATATTAGTTTGTTTTGTTCCATTAAGCAATTGGAATTTCTGTATCAATCGTTTGCAATTGAACAGTAACGATTCCACCGAATCCTGATGCAAACGATGGAGGACTTGTTTGTTCAAACTGGATAGCACGAATGGTGCATACTCTCTCTTCTAATGAAGAGAAGTCTTGGAAAAGAACAGCACCACCGTTTTGTTCAATACGTTCTAGATAGTTAATTCTTTCCCATGGATTGCTTACTCGTGTTACACCGTTTGAGTCACGTTCTTCCTCGAAACATAATAGAGGAACAGTAATTGTTCTAGACCTTAGCGGTGCAGGCAATGCACGACATTGCCATTCCTCTACTGTTGGTCCAACTGTTACATCGCTAGAACTTCGTGAAAGAGTAAGTTCAATTTCAAAATGGTCGGCTGGTTGAAGACCAGCTGATAGTTGAAACTCAGTTGTTCCAGAAAGTGGAATAGCATCAATAGATGTTGCATTACTTTCTTGGTCATATACAGAGAAACCAATAGCACCGCCAGTGCTGTTGCTACGAATGGCTAACGATACTGGTTGTTTTCTTTCAGATGTTCCCCATCTAATCCATCCAGACTTAATGGTTCCAACAGATGATAATTCTGTTGGATGCTCGATGTATACACCACCAGCTGTAGTAATAAACTTTCTAGTGGTAGTTCCCATAAAGGCAACACCAATAACATTTGTTGTATCTGTTTCTATATCAGCAGCATAAGCATAGCCATTGTCAATAGGTTGACCAAGGTCAATCTTCCACAAACCATTCTTTGTATTGATTGCAACTGAGCGAGTGGCATAAACAAATCTTTCAGTAAATGCTAGGTCATTAACATTGCCACTTAGATTGAGTGGTCCATATGTAAACGATGTGCCATCGGAGTTTTGATTACCAATACGAACACCCTTGGTTGTTGCCATAACAACATACTCATTTAGATATGTTCTAATCTGATTAAGGGTTTCACCTCGTGGCAACTCTGCAATTACGATTGGGTCTTTGATTGCAGCAAGTGGTGAGGTTAGGTCAATAGAGAATGACAATACTCTTGAGATAGCACCAAGTGTATAGCCAGCAATGATTGCGCTATTTAGTTCACCAACAGAATTCCATACAAGTTCTGAATCTTTAAAGGTATATCGCTCTTCGGTATTACCTATGGTTGTTGGTGTTGAGTTAGGGAATCTAGAAAGTTCATAGACAACACATTGAAGGCTGTCTTCCTTAACGCCAATTACGATTCTGTCTTTAACAAAACCAATAGCTTGAACAGTAAATGATGTTACTGTGTTTGGCTTATTCCAAAGCTTAGTTACAGCTAATGCTGTAGTTACAGCATATACACCATCACTAGCTCCGACGATAGCGTTGTGACCATCACTTGCCAACACATGTGCCACAACAGATGTAGCTAAAGATGTAGATGTTGTTGTATCGGTTGTTACGTTATAGTAATAAACATTATTACCCTGAATATAAAATGTTCCATTATCAACTGTTGCTGGCTTAGTTGTTATAGCAACCGTAGACAACTGGGTTGTCACAGGCAAAAGCTTTAGAGAACCAGTGTTAGAAAATACATCTATGTTAGATGATTCGTAGAATCGGTATAGGTCTGTATCATCTGCGTCATAGTAACGTTCTCCAGCACCATGATGCCAAGAGGTTGCAGACCGAAGCCACCAGTTAGACAGAGAGTTTTCACCCGCGCTTGACCCTTGGTCAATACGTTCCTTCTGGTAAGTCGTAGTGATACGACTAATGCGATTTTGGTCTGACGCACCAGATAGCCATGGTGTATTACCAATCGCATAGCTTGCAGCAAAGTCTTCACGCTTGTATTTAACAAGCGCTAGAGGAATTGCTTGGCTAAGGATTATGGGTAAATCGCCAACAATTTCCTTGTTGTTAGTTGCCACATTTACTCCTTAATTATGGACGAGCTATTGCCATTACTAGCGAATATGAACGCTTACGCTTATACACACCATCGCCATTTGACTGGCTGCCAGCATTACCGCTTGATGTGTTTCCTTCAATACATGTTAAGTTCTTTGTAATTGGGTTGTTGCCAACAACAATCCCAACGTGGTCTGCTATTGGGTCATCATCAAACTGAAAGAAGACAATGTCGCCAGGCTTAGCTTGACCAACAGTAACTATCTTGTTCTTTTTAACAAACCATTTAAGACCAGCATCGCATGATGCAAACCCTTTAGGTGTTTGCGCTGCGACAGATTTAGATAATCCAGCTTGATTAAAACACCATGAAACAAACATAGCGCACCATGGTTGACCATTGAGTCCATACCATTTGCCATACTTGGTTTTATTAACTGGTGTTTCGTTAGTGCCAATCTCTGCTTTGGCTATATCTAATAGACTCATTACTTACCTGCTATGATTGTAAATAGTTCGTCAATGCGACGTTCAAGTCGGTCGAGCGAATCACGCATCGATGTTCCTGAATTCGGTTTAAGTTCTGCAAGGTAGTGCTTTACTAGCCAACGAACTGAGCCAGCAAAGCTGGCAATTATTGTGGTAACCGCAACAGCGATACCAGCCCATTCGTTGGTAGACATTATTCTGCTCCGCGACCAAACTCTGTAGCTGATGGGTCTAGTGCTTTAAGCACTGGACCAGCAACTGCTGCGATACCAGCAAGTGCTAGTGTCTTTAGGTCGGTTGTTCCTGCAAGGAATAGTGCAAGCACTGCTGCAACAGCAGCACGTGCATATGTTGCACAAATTGCTTTTAATTTATTCTTGTCCATGATTATCCTTTACGCGATTGCTGGTTGTGTTGTTACTGGGAATGAATAAAAATTATCAACGTTGTTGTTTGTCTGGTCAGCAGTAGAAGAGATAGATACAAAGACCCTATCCACTTCGTTTGTAAACATATAGAAGTTATCACTTCCTGCTGAATCATGTCTTGTTGGAATTGTTGCAATAACATCCCATGAAATTCCATCAGCTGATGCAACAATATGGTAATTTCCCATATTAGCACTTCCATTAATTACAAAGTAAGCAGCAACCCAGCCAATGTTTGCATGGTAGTTTAAGTAAACTGGTTCAAAGTTTGCTGCCCAGGTTGTAGCCTGGCTTGGCACTGTTTCTTGATTTAAGAATGGTGCTGCGCCATTTACCTTAACTGCTTGGTAGTTTGCTCTAGCTGCTTGTATATGTGTATTATTTTTGTATACAATATATCCATGTGTTTGGTTTGCAGTTCCAGTGCTATATCGAAGGAACAAAACAGTTTTTCCATCAGCAGAGTCTGCTTGCAGTGAACCTTTATTGAAAGCAGTAATGTTGTTATTATGGTTGTATGTTTGCGTAAATGTTCCTACAGATGCAGAAGTAGAGTTATATACTGGTGGGTTAATATCAATTTGATATTGAATAAAACCGCCACCTGCTGTGTCAAGTGTGCCACCAAGTCCATCAATCCAGTAAATACCATTTACTGATTTTGTGGTAACAGTATTGCCAGTATCACCTACATCGGCAATAATTTCAAAGTATCCGCCTGTGGTTCCATCTTCGGTAAATGTAATTGTTCTTGGAATAGAGGTATCGCATACAGTGCTAGCAGTTCCTTGGTTATAGAAGCACTTGCTTGTCGCACCACCAGTTGAACCAGTAGTAATTGCAGTCCATGTTGTTCCATTAGTTGAACGGAATACAGATGTTGTGGATGTAATACCAACTGCGTTTGGACAGATTGCAATATAAACACCATTGCCATAAGCCATTCCAATAATATTGTTTGTGAAACCAGTCAGTCTTGTTCCCCAAGTGGCTCCGTTATCAGAACTGACTCGTAATCCACTATTGTTATCTGCTGCAAACAGATTGCCATTTAAATACCATAATCCAGTAAATGTTATATTGGCTGCTACCGTTGTGTTATTCCATTGTGTTAATGGGGAGTTGTGATAAGTCCATGTGGTTCCACCGTTAGATGAAACGAATACACGACCCTGACGTTGCTGAGTTAACCAAACTTTTCCAGCACCATCTACACAAGACCATTTTCTATTATCAGATTGAGCAGCAATTGTTGTATTGTCGGCTGACCCAAGGTTAGTAATTGTTGAGAACGCTCCCCAAGAAACCGTTACATCTGATGATGTAATAAAACCAGTAAGCGTAACTGCAATTACTAAACCAGAACCACTAGTTGCTAGTTGCTGCGCTAATGCAACACCTGCGGTTAATCCAGTAGGAGTAGCACATGGTGCTAATCCACCAATACCTGTTGTTGAATACCAAGCAAGAGCTGAGGATGTTGAGTTAACAACAAAGCGACTTCCATCATAGATAATATTGGTGTGAACAATAGTTGAGTTAGCGGTATTGATAGTCCAAGTTGTTCCATTGGTAGAGTAAGCCCACTTACCAGCAGCAGCAACAATAACTGTTGTTGCTGATGCGTTTGAGCCAAGACCATTAGTTGCAATATCGTTGGCTGCGCTTCCACCAAATACAGCAGTTCTTAATGTATAGGTAATTCCATCTGCTGATGTAACAATCTGACCTAATGAATCCACAATAATAAATAATTGATTAGCCCATAGAACCTTGTTAGGAACAGCAGTTGCACCTGCAGCAGTAGTCCAACCGCTTGTTCTTTCTGTCCACGTTGTAGCATCTGGTGATGTAAATACAAACTTACCAGCATTAACAAGCATCCATAGGTTTGCTGTTCCATTCCATGCCAAAGAACCTGTAGAACCAGTCTTATTCAGACCAGTTCCTTGTCCATTGCTATCTGTATTGCTGGTTAAATCTAGTGAAAGAGTCCATGTAACAAGGTCGGTTGACTTCATTACAAGAGAGTTAGAAAAATATGCAAGCCAAGTTCCATTGGCAAACTCTAAAGATTTACATGCCCATGTTGGGCGATAACGCAATACATATGAGTTAACGTATTTTGCGATTTCTACATTGAGGTTATTGTGTAAATAGTTCCATGTAAGACGGTCTGTTGATGTTGCTACACGTCCACCAGGTTGAATCATTACCCATGTGCTGTTTGCAAACTTAACACAAGCACCGCCAGTTGCAGTTCCAGCAGATTGTTGAGTTGGAAGATATGCATGGTTTGATGGTCTTGTATAATCATTTGAAAGTTTTTTCTTTGTTAATCCACCAGTTGCAGTAACTGGTGCTGGAAATACTTGGACACCCATGGTTATACTATCTCCACTCCGCTAATATGAAAGTTAACTGCAGTTGTTGAAGCAAATCCAGTAACAGTTTTTACTGGGTTGCTTGCAGGAATAACTTGCTTAAGGTCAAGGTAAGCAGTTGAGTTAGCAGCCAACGCTGAGGCAGACTGAATAGCAACACCGCCGATAGCAAGAGTAAAAGTTGCTGCAGAGGTTGCCGTATTGGTAACAGCAATATTTGTTACAACCGTAATAGCACTTGTGCTTGGTTGTGTGTATAGCGTTGCGCTTGATGTTGATGCTGCTGTTCTAGACAGCAGTGTTGTATTTACAGCCATTAGTTACTGTATCCTTTTCTTAGAGCATTCCCATGACAGCTTGTATTTCAAGCTCATCTGTATAACTTTGAGCAATGCTCAAAGTATTTTCTGTTTTTGTTAAACCAAAACCTGCTGTTACTACACCTAGACCAGTAAACTGTGTCCAGGAAATATTATCTGTTCCAATTTTGATACCTTTAACTGGAGTGGTTGAGGTTCCAATAGAGTTCATTACCCAACCTGTGTTGTTATACAAGGTTCCGTTGATAACAAAAACCATATCTCCAGCAAATACTTCACCAGCAATGCTATTGTTGTAGTCATCTGTTCTTGTAAGAACCGCAGATACTCCAACTGCACCAGCGGTTGTTACTTGATAGATACCATTATGGGTTGCATTTGCTTGATTCTTTACAAGGATTCTGTCATTAAGAACTGTTGTATAACCATCGATAATAAATAAACCAGTTGCAGTTACGTTAATTTTTGCACCAACACCAGTGCCACCATCAGCACCAGTTGTTCCAACTACATACGTTCCTGTTATTGCACTAGTAGTAGCTGCCTCAACAGAATCATGTGCATTCAAACCAGCAGAGATTGAGTCGGCATATTGTTTAGTTACAGCGCCAAGTGCCACAGTTGGGTCAGCATCAAGTATAAGCGAGGTTCCACTTAATCTAACTCCAGAGGTTGTTGATGTCCACCTTAATCCAGAGGTTGCTGTGCTGTCTGTATAAAGAAGTGCGCCGTTTGCAGCAGCGGATAATTTTGTGTAAGTATCATTTGCGGAACCAACAAGCAAGTCGCCCTTTGCATCAAAGTCAACCTTCATTACAGCATTCGCAGCGTTAGATGTTTGAGCATAATACTTAGCTGAGTATTCAACTCCATCAACAGTGCCGTCTGTCTTGTTAGCCCATTGCTGTGCAAGTGCTGCGCTGTTTGTTGCTGTGGTTGCAGATGATGCTGCAGCTGTTGCTGAACCTGCAATTGCATTTACCTGTCCAAAGGTTGCAGCATCGGCTGATGCTGTTCCAGTAGCGAGGTTAGTAATCTTATAGTTGCTTACGTTTACGTTTGCAGCAACGCCTGAGATAATTGCGTTGGATAATGTTTTAAGCCCAGTGATTGTTTGGGTTCCAGCTGTTCCAACCAAGTCGCCAGAAACACCATGAATGTTTGATGTTGCCCCTTCATGAGAGCGAGATTCTGTAAAGTCACGAGCAGAAACACCGTGTTCAACTGGTGCTCCAACTGAGTGTGACTTAGCCGTGCTGCCATCAATACCACGACTAATTGTATAAGCCGAACCAACAAGACCAGTGACCTCGATGATTTCTTCTTTGGCTGTATCCTTTTCAAGAATCAATGTGAATGGATACTGGGATGGTAAGCCAGTTGTAGATGCAAGCGTTAAGCTTGTTGTATTAATATCGAGTGAGCCAGACAGGGTTGTCTTTGCTGCAGTCGAACTATAGTAACGTGTTGGTGATGGCATTTATTACCTCGTATACTGTATCGTGTTTAGGAAGTTGGCTTGCTGCTTAGCGATTTCTTCGCTAAGACGAACCGTATATAATTGAAAAATATATTTTGCTGCGTTGGTAGAAGCACCAGCTTGAACTGGTTGGTCAAGAACGTCAGCGGAAACAGATGTTGCACTTACTTTGCCAGGGTCAACTGTCGACAATAAGCGATACATAGCACCAAGGCGAACTACATCTTCACAAGATGCTGGAAGACCACTGACTGTTAATTCTTGGTTATCAGTAATACCTGTTGGGTATTTTGTATATTGCACGTTAACTGTGCGCCCAGGCATGGGGGCTTCTTTAAGTATCAATGCATTCTTAATTGTGTTGGTTGTTGAATCAAAGTAATTTGTATCTAATCGCCAGTTCTTAATGATTGCCCAGACACCTGTTGAGTCTGGAACATCCCATGAGATTCCAGTTATATCAACCAAAGAATCTGGCATGATATATGAGTAGTCAGAACCGTTAAATGTAAATGTTTGATAGGTTAAGCAAGGAAAGTTCATACCCTTGATTGTTTCCAAAATAGCTCTCTTAACCTGGCTTCTTGGGAAGATTGGATTGTTTCTAACGATAGAACCAGATACGTGACTTGTTGCGGTTGTGCTACGCCAACCGCGACCTACTGGGTTTCCTTCGGTTCCTAAAATTTGAATAGTTCCGCTAGAACTAATTGTTTTTTTAACGTAGAGTAATTCGTCATCAATCTCTACAATGCCACGGCTAATAGATGTTGCATCGTCAACAGCTATAGTTACATCACCAGAGGTAGTTGTGTTTGTTGTGATGGTAACAGACTCTTGGTTTTTAACGTATGAATTTATCTCACCAATTGTTTGTTCAGTCAGCTGATTTAATGTTGCCATTATGCTTGTGCTGCCCTTCCGATAATGTCAGATGCCCTGACCGCTTTGTTAATGTCTTTCATTTGTGTTGAGGCTGGTTGAATGCCAAGCTTGCGAGCATCACGATAGGCGCTCAATTCTTTATCAGTAGTTTTAAGTGCTACCGCAGATGCCTCATGGCTAATACCAATATTGGATACACG